ATGCTGTATTGTTTGTATCTCCTGATACTAAGTACTGAAATGTTAGAACCGTGTTATCGCTGAGTGTTTGTGCTGAAGAAAGGGTAATATCAGTCTGGTTAGACACACTTACTACAGTTACTTTACCTGATATACCAGTACCTGTAACCTGCATACCAACAACAATATCATCACCTGAATTACCATCAACAACTAGAGTAGTAGTAGAAGTGATAGCCCCATTAACATTAGCTGTACCTGTAAAGCCTGTGTTAACAGAAGTAATTGCTGCGCTATCTACTTTACGTGCTGCTACTATACGTCCTGATGATATCACCTTTAATGCAAGGATTGGACCTGTGCCAGGAACAGTAGAAGTACTATACTTCTCATAGCCTTTTATTTTAGTGTAGCCACCTTCCTTATTAGCTTCAAAGTTTTGTAATATAGTTGCAGAACCTACAGCATTAGTACCATGCTGTAAGGGCGATAGATTAGAGATAAGACCACCTCTAAACTCTATAGGAAAGGTATTCCACTGTGTAGCCATTAGAATGCGACTCTTGTATCACCTAAGTATTCAGTTCTGTTTATGTGTATACTACGCAGATACTTAATACCTTGTTCAAATTTATTTAGTGCTAATTGTGCGGCTTGCATATCGCCACGGAATTGATAAACATAATACATAGCGCCATCAGTGATAACGTACTTGTATTGTTCTGGTAAATTAGGTACGTCTGTAGCGCTCTCTAGATCATAACCAAGTCTATAATATTCATATACAATCTCGTATGCTTTGTCTGGATTAGGATACAACATAAACTCGCGGCTAGGTGTACGTGCTACATGCGTAGGTACACTTCTAATGCCTGTACTTGTATCATACTCTACATCAGCATACTTTGTTAGATATTCTTCATAAGATATCACTTTCAGCTTTTTAGTAGATACACCTAGTGTGTTATCTCTCTTCAACCTGAAAGTATTCATATTAACACTCTTGGCATCATAAGGAATGCCATATCTTACAGTACCCGCTACAAGTACTTCAGTCTCTTCAACGTGATTCCAAGGCCACTCATATTCTTCTTGATTAATATGACGTATGGCTGCGTTAACGGAATCCTTAGCAAAAGAGTAATAACCTGTAGTAGCAGTGAAGTTATCTGTAGTGAGTTCAACCTCATTCAATCTACGGTTAACATCATTGACTAGTCCTATATAATCATATGCCATTCTTATTTCTCCCTAATACGCAAGAAGATAGAACGTTCATATTGTAAGCCTTCCGCTGTGTTTATTCTGCAGACAACAGTATAACGTATATTATTTGTACCAAGAGAGAACCGTGCTGTAGCAACACGACCAGATACAGTACCTTGCACAAACTGTAATCCGTTAACTACTTCTGCATCTGATACTTGTTCTTTATTACCACTTGCGTCATAGACATACCAAATCACAGATGAAATTGTATCATCACCTAAAAAGCGTGACCAATCTACGCTGTAGTCTACCATTTCATCGGGGTCTTTATCAGGCCATTTATAAGACATATTTAGTCCTTATGCTGCGATATACACAGTTCTATCTTGTGTATCTTTATTTATATAAACTGTTCTATTTTCTGCTTGAATGTGTACTACACTATTATTATCAAAAGCTACTACATAAACAGCCCTACTTCTATCATAACTATCTGCATACTGATTAAAATCAAATTTTACTGCAGTAGGTGTGCCCAGCGCAAGATTATGTGTAATAAGTAAGTCTTGTAGGGTTGCGTTTGCTGAGCCTGTAACTTCTTCTAAGTCAACGTCAGGTAAAGATAAACTTAAAGACGTTAATGTGTTAGTGGCTTTACCCTGTACTTCCTCTATACTTGGTACAGTAAACTCTGCTAGAAGTGAATTTGTAATATTAGTATTAGCTTTAGCATCAAAATCTATATCTATATCTAAATTAAACAGAGCCGTAACTGCGCTAGTTGTAATATTAGCTTGAGCAGCTACTGATGTAAAGTCATTTATATTAAATGAAGATACTACATTAGGAATAGTTATATTTGCATATGCATCAAAGTCAAGTGCTGATGTAGTAAAACTAGATGTAACTGCAGGAAATACTATATTAGCTTGGGCATCTACATCTGCTAAGTTTGATATAGAAAAGTTAGCAGTAACAGATGCTGTATTTGTATTAGCCTGTGCGTCTACATCTGTTAAGTCAGCTAAGCTAAAAGATGCAAGGGCATTTACTAATGTTGTGGTAGCCTGTGCGTCTATATCACCAAAAGCATTAACACTAAAGCTGGCACTAGTAGTATCTAAAGTTGGTGCTGCACTGAGAAGAAAAGTTAAAGTACCTTCAGAAAACTGAGCAACAGTAGTAGCTAGATAAGCTAAAGCTCCTAGTTGTACAACACTAACGGAGTAAGGTGTTTCTGAGTAGGTACTAAAGCCAAGCATTTAGTTATTCCTCATGTGGCGCTGGTTCTGGTGGAGTCCAATCTGGGTGTACCGTCCATGTCTCTCCATCAAATAAATACTTGTTTTCTTGCCAATCCTCTGGTTGCACTACATTCTCATAAACTATTGCATTATCCGTGTAGCAATCCATTATAATTGATTCTTCGGGATCACCCACAACAGTTTTGTACTCCTGAATATCAATAACCTTGTCATCATCATACAATAGTACGGATATATTTGTGTCAGTTTTTACTATTGTTTTCATTATGCATTACCCTCAGTAATAAGTAACTCTGTTGCAGAAATTGCTTTACCTATTTTTCTAGTACCAGCCGCAATTAGACTACCATCACTGTCCACATAATATGATGTATTTACCGTCAAACCTGATTGTTGATCGTTAACACCCCCCAAGAGAGTCACATCACCAGAGGCAGTGTCTGATATTGCTGATGTGGCTATGCCTATCCAATTTCCTGCGTCAGTAATATCAGATTCGTATTCCACTTCTTCATAAGTCTGGTTTTGATCTCTTACTACAACAGTGTCATATTCAGGAATTACATATACTTTACCTCCACGGGGGTTCGATCCCGCACTGACTACTATTGATCTGGATGATGTTGGAGTTGTAGACCCATCTGTTTGTAATAATTGAAACTTCATACCTGAAGAATCGTAAGAACTACTTACCCAACCACCTAATCTAGGTATATAAATTCCACCCGCATATTGGGCAACATTACTGTAGCTTGTACTTGTAGCTAACAATAATGCGTTTGAAGAAGTTGCGGCAGTAATTGTTGTACCGCTATATGTAAAAGGCCAAGCATAAGCATAAGAAGTTCCGCTGCTGTTTTGCACAGAGAAGAAGGCCATTCCAACACCACTTCCGTTAATGCTTATTTGACCCGCCCAATAGCTACTTTGAGTGTTTAACGTAACAGCAGTACCATAACTAATGCTTCCAGCACTTAATTGACCTAATACAATTCTAGGGCCAGCGCATACCGCTATTATCCCGTTATCCTGATCTATGTATGCATGATTAGATGCATACCACCTAGTTGTGTTGCCTGATATAATATTGGTAGAACTACCCCAAGTAATAGTTTCACCACTAAGAGTACCTACCCTAGAATAAACATTACCTGATCCAAAATCCAATAGAACATATTGATCATTGGTTTCATCATAAAGAATAAAAGGTGCAGAGACCTGATTGTCAACTGTTAACGTGTTAGACGTACCTGTTGAATAGCTTGTTCCATCGTTAGGTCTATAATCAATACGAGTTGAGTAGTTGCTAACCCAGTACGCCATTATAACATCATTACTGTTTGGCACATTTACTGGACAAGGGTAATAACCATTGAAAGATGAACTTACACTACCAGAAACACCTAAACCCGCTTTTAATCTAATATTATTACTATCGTTGGTTGTTTCATGCGCTACGTCAGAAGTGCCGTTAGCTTTTTTACCAACTGACACTTTTACTCTAGTAACAGAGCCAGTATAAGGACTATATCTTGTACGTTCTATTTGAGTTCCAGCGGTTACAGAAGGTGTGCTTACTGTGCCATTGCTATTTAAAACAACAACATCCCCAGCAGAAATTGCTCCACTTGCCGTGAAGCTGTGCGTCCCACCACCGCCAACCCCTGCTGCTGAAATAGATGCGGCAGTTGTAGCATCCACAGAAGCAATATTATTTAAGCCTCTGCTATCACTAATAACTTCTGTAGTATTGATCTGAAAAGCCATTATGTATTAACCTCAGTGATAAGTAAGTCTGTTGCGGCTATAGCTTTGCCTACTTTGTAATCATTTGCCGTTGCCGTAAGTGTACCATCTGTGTCGGCGTAGTAAGTTGTTCCTATTGTTAAACCTGTTTGCTGATCGTTAACACCGCCTTTAATCGTTATTGATCCCGATGCTGTATCAGATATTGCTTGTGTAGATATTCCTATCCAACTGCCATTATCTGAAGATGAATACTCAATATTAAAAACTTCAACGCCGTGATATAAACCATTTGCCCCATTAGCTACAACTTTATTTTTAGCAGGAACATAAGCAAGTCCTGGGTATGAAACCGTATTACCTACATAATTAAGTGTACTATCAAACGTAACTGATGTTGAACCCACCGTACCGCCTATATAGTAACCACCCGCAAAAAACACCACTTTACCCGCATTAGTAAATGCTACGGATGTAATGTTGGAACTACTTGCACTTCTCCAAACAACACCTGATCCAAAACTTAATGTTGTTCCACTAATAGACCCTACTTTTGTTGTGGCGTAGTTACTGTTATTATAATCAGAATATGAATATAAAATTTTTTGCGAAGTTGGATCATACAGCAAGGCTCCATTTCTTAGTGAACCACCTGCTCGTGGGTTAAAAGAATTGGCACTACCAAGGGTTATGGATGTTCCACTGACAGTCCCTACATAAGAAGAAACAGCAGAGGTAGAAGACTGCGCAACAATAGCTATTTTTTGACTTACGGGATCATAGGCTACTTGGTCACAATTCTCTAAAGACCTTGAATTTATCAAAACAGCAGAGCCAAAAGATAAAGCTGTTCCACTAATGGAACCAACAATGCAGTGCTTACCAAAAGGAGAACTTACAAGATTTCCCAATATAATAACCTTGTCTGCATTTTCATCATAGGCTATTGGGCATCTACTGTTTCCAGCATAGCTACTAAATTGATACGCAGACCCAAAAGATATTCCTGTTCCACTGACGGTTCCAACTCTTGCATAGCCCTGACTAGATTTACTGTACGTTAAAACAACTTTTCCTCCTCCAATTGAAACCAAAGAAGGAGAACTACTGCTGGTGTCAACTTGTAGCTGTGTACCCCAAGTAACAGTATTGCCTGTTCCAACAGTGCCAACAGCACAATAAACTCTACTCCCATTATCTTGATAAGCACCCACCACATTACCACTATTTGCATCGTAACAAGCGGTACTCCAATAATTATAGATGGAACCACCTATAGCATTACTTGAGCCATCAGAGGCGGAAGTGGTTGTTTCCGTTACCGTACTCACAGTCCCATCACTATTCAGAACCACAACATCACCAGCAGAAATAGCACCAGACGCAGTAAAATCTTGAGTACCACCGCCACCTACACCAGCCGCACTAATAGAAGCTGCCGTAGTTGCGTCAACAGAAGCTATGTTATTCAAGCCCCTGCTATCACTAATAACCTCTGTACTGTTGATCTGGAATGCCATCTTCGTGTTACTCCACTATTAGCCTTTGAGTTCCGCAACCTCTGCCTTGAGTTCATCAATCTGAGTTTGCTGTTCTTTGATTGCCTCTATCAACAAGCCAACCATGTTACCGTAGGCAACGTTCTTGAAGCCATCCTCGTTCTCACGAACTGCCTCTGGTAATACCTTCTCAACGTCTTGAGCAATGACACCTGTGGCACGTTCTGTGAACTCTGGCTTCTTAGAGTGTTCTGTTTCTGGGAACGCATCGTTGTCCCAATCAAATGTCACACCGTTGAGGGACTGCACCTTCTCTAGTGCATTATCTATGGGTTCAATGTTCTTCTTGTAACGGATGTCTGAGGTGCTGTTTACGTCACCCGTTACTGTGATCCCAGTGCTGGTTGTTTCAATTTTTTTATTACCACTATACATTAGTTCAGCAGCACCGCCGTGAACAAGCCTTACCATCCAAGCATTGTTTACATCATCCGATATACCTGACTCAGTGCTATTATTATGTAAAAACGCAGCACGACCACCGATGTTATAACCCTCGTAGCCACCATGCGCACCGCCATCAATCTGAATGGAGCCATAGTTGCCAGAGACAGGCTGGAAGTAACCGTTACCTGTGTCGCCTAGACGTACACCTGTGGTATTGACTGTGATCTCACTAGAACCGCCTGTGGCAAGGGTAATAGTATTTGTGCCAAACTGAAGATAGGTATCGGTGTCACCTACATGATAGAGAGAATTACCAATGCCCATACTGGTAGCAGTGACTTCACCGCCAACAGTAACATTGCCAGACATAGCCCAATCACCACTACTCAATACATAGTTGTTTGCGTCAACAAACTGCACTTTGTCAGGGTCAGTCCCCTCGTCGCAGTGGATCATCTGACGACCACCAGCAACAAGTCTTAACTGGTCACCCTGCAACAACATGTATGTGTTAGTGTCGCCATCGTGATAAACATAATTACCAACATGAAGTGAACCTGTGATGTGACCGTTGCCGCTGACATCCAAATCATAGGCCGCACCAGATGTATCACTTTCGCCGTAACCAATTTTGACTGTATTTGCGACCGCAAGATGCCCATTTGTGGTGAGCGACATTGCACCTTGTGCGTTTGTGTGACTAGTGTCACCCCACCAAAACCCACGATCAGCATCGTCATTCATTTGGAATGACATGGCATAATCATTAAGAGCGCCGAAAGTGTAACCTGACGACATTCCTATTGTGTAATTACTGCCATTCCAAACTCTTAGCTTGTCTCTTGAGTTAGCCCCATACCCATCAATTAGCCCAATGTTGTAGCGTGTACTTGCAGAAAAAATATCTGGCATAGTGCCAGTGAGGTTCGCTGCATTGGTGTAATAAGTACCCTCTTGCCCATCTAATAAGTCAGCATCCAGCCCACTGCCAGAGCCGTCATTGCCAGCATGCCAGACTGTGTTGCCATGCACTTGAAGATTGGCGGTTCCTGTCGTTCGGGCAAAATTGATATTGCTTGAAGAAGCATCAATATTAATGTACGCAGAACCATCATACCAAGCATGTTTAAACGATCGTGATGATCCGCTTGTATTTACTCCATACCAATGAAGTCTAGATTCGCTTGTAGCATCATCTCTAGCATCTGCTCTCTGATGCGCCGTATCAGATGAAGAAACTCTCCAAGCCGCCGCACCGTCAAATTGCATTCCTATTGATGTTTGGGATGAGGTTAATACACCACTAAAGCTGTCATTAGCATCACTACGCAAGAAACTGCTTGCCTGAATACCGTCAACGGTGTCAGCATCTAGGCCACTGCCAGAGCCATCCACTGTCTTGATTGCTGTAAGTATTTCACTGGCAGTCTGATCAGCAGTAGCATTACTTTCTATGCCGTCTAGTTTAGTGCCATCAGTTGCAACATCACGACCATCAACTGTGCCTGAAACAACAACGTTGCCAGTTACGTCAATACCTGTGGAGGTGGTGATGAGTTTTGTAGAATGGTCATATGCTAATCCAACCTCACCGTTTTGATCAGCATAAATAAGATTTTCATTATTTGCTGCGTTGCGAAGTCTAAAATCATTTGCTAATATTCTTAAATGACCTGTACCCGCATCTGCAATTACACTATCATTACCATCATGGTAAATCTGTAGGTCAGACCCTGCGCCGAAGATGGCTTTGACATTATCAGCAAAACTTAAATCACCTGCAGTCTTAGTATCAGCCACATCACTACGTAAAAACTGTGTACTAGCTAAACTATTTAATAGAGATGCATTAGCTGCTGTGCCTGTTGTAGACAAGTAATAGCTACCGTGCTGACCATCCAGTAAGTCAGCATCTAAGTTAGATGAAGCGCCATCTACGCTTAATAGGGCTGTAAGTATTTCACTTGCCGTTTGGTCAGCAGTAGCACCACTTTCAATACCATCTAACTTAGTACCGTCTGTTGCAACATCACGACCATCTACAGTACCTGTTACAGTTATATTACCAGAGCCATCAAAAGTAACAGTAGAAGTACCATTAGCCTTAAATGAGTGTGTGCCAGCATTACTATTATATATTATATTTTCAGCACTAGAAGATGTAAGAGTGAGATTATCCTCTACATCGTCACCAATAGTGTGACCATCACCTACAGTAAGCCCTGCAAAAGTAGGACTATCTGATGTTCCAACCGCCTGACCAATCGCCACATTATTGGCATTAACTGTAACACCTGTACCTGCACCTACAGCAAACTCTGTACCTGTAAGTGTAAGGCCATTACCTGCAGAGTAAACAGCAGTTTCAGCAATAACAGTAAACGTAATATTAGTTGTGCCAAACGTAATAACACCGCTGGTGTTCATTACATATAGCTCACCCGCTCCAGTATCACCTTCTTTAACAAAGTATGCATCACCTTCACCCAGCGCATCTGGGTCTGATGCACCATAGGTATCTGCGTCTGTGGCACGTGTAAGTACCCAGTTAGTAGATGCTGAACCTGTGTTGGTTACAGTGTAGATACCGTTGTGTGCAGCGTTTGTTTGATTATATACAAGTACACGATCACTAGTTGATAGAGTAATGCCATCAATAACTAGTGCCGCTTGTGTACCTGAATTAGTAAGGGTAGCACCTACACCAGATGTACCGTTGTCATAAGTAGCTGTTAAAGCACTAGGGGCTTCAACACGTACTGGTGTATGGTAGTGAATACCTGCTGCAGCAATCGTATCAACATACTGCTTTGTCGCAGCTTGTAAGGCTGTCTGAGGATCACGGTTAAGATCCACATCACCATCTGCATTAAAGAAAACTGCTTTATCTGCAGGGTATGTCATAAAGACATCTTTGTTACCACTGCTAAATGTAACAGCAGAAGTACCGTTTGATCCAGCTAGAACAGTAGTACGTGTAAGTGTGTTACCTGTATTCCAGGTACCTAAGCCTACTTCCCATTCATCCGTGCCTGATGCAGTATGCACAATGGCATAGTAAGTTGTGTCTCCATTTGACATAACACTTTGAAATGCGTCAAATGTCGCAGAAGCACCACCTAAAGATACAGCACCTGTACCCGTAGATGTGGTGATTTCCTTGACACGATCTTTAATTATCAATGCCATTGTTTATACCTTAATTAGCTAATACGGATGACCGCGCTAGAAGAATCGTTTGTTGGGAATACAATAGTGAAGTCACCTGATGTAGATGTTACTGTACTTCCAAAGTCAAAAACTGCAACAGCTTTGTTGCTAGCACTAGTATTATATATAATAGCACCATCTGCAGAAATAGTAGCGTTACTAAAAACTTCATCTGCAAAATCAACAAAAGCAACACCGCCAGATAAACTGACAGTAGGGCTGTCTAAGGCTTGTCCACCTGCAGTATAATTAGTACCAGAGGCTTCATCTGAGTTACCTGTAACGTCAGAGTAGTTTGTTGTAGCAGCACCGTAGGTACCTGAAGGAGTGTCTTTAATCAAGGCAACCTTTAATGTGTGGTTGTCTAAATCATGAAGACCCTGCAGTAATTCCTGTTTAAAGCTGTTACACATTGCTGTAGTAATTGCCATGAGTATATCCTCTTATTAAAGCACAAAGAGGCCAGCACTGGGCCAGCCTCTAAGTTTATCTTAATTAAGCAGCGTTGTAGTTTGCTGTTACGATTGCCTCTGGGCGCAAGATTTTACGTCCATAGAGGTGCATACCGCGAACGATATCTGCAAAGCTGTCTGGGTCACGGTAGTTCTCAACTTTGTTGATTTGCTCCGCTGAAGCTACTGATTCATCCTGACCTGCGACGATGACACCAAAGTTTGTCTCTTGTGCGCTTGTGCCTGTTGTTGCTGCACCTGTTCCCAAGTATGGAAGGTTATTTGAAACATAAACACGGAAACCGTGTAGGTTGTTCAATACCAAGCCATTCATTAGACCTGTGCCACCGAAATCGGCGTTAAGGACACGTGCGTCCTCGTCTTTGAGCATCTCGACAAATACGGGGTCCAATACAATCCAACGCCCACGTGAGTCAACGTTAGCTTGGTCCATAATACGTGCCATACGTGCAACAACTGACAAAGGTGAAACAGTTGTGTTAGACAAAGATGCTGCACCTGGAAGACGTGGTGCTAGAGGAATAGACGAACCTGCATCTGCAGTAGCTGCAATAGTTAGGTTGCCAAAGTCTGTAGCATCTAGACGGTTAGCTGCCAAAAGTTCAGCACCGACTTTATCTGCTGCAGAACCTGCTGAAGCACCTGAGTTTGCTAGGTCACCTGAAGCAGTTGTGTTTACTGCCCATGAACCTGCACCACCTGTGTAACCAGATAGGTAACCAAGAACTTCCTCGTCCATTGCGTCAGCCATCTTATATGCTGCACGATCAGCAGCCAAAGATGTAAAGTCAATGTGTGAGAATTGCTCTTCAATGTCATCCATTTTGAAAGCAAAATAGTTAGCTTTATCAATGGTCAATGAAAAGTCTTGGTCATCTAGCTTCTCAACAGAGATACTTGTATGACGCTGTAGAGCGTTGACGGTTACGTCTGGCTCTTTTTGGATACGAACTGTATCGCCTTGGTTTGCAATCTCTCCAAAGTAGGAGTTGTTTGTAATTGCGTTTGTGACAGCAGTTTTGCGTAGAGCAATCTGTGCCTGTTTTGAGTAGATAATTGGGGAGAAGTTCCCGTTAAATCCACCACTTGCGGAAGTAATAGCCATAATTAATTCTCCTTATAGATATGGCGTGAAAGTTACACTACATATCCACTAAAGAGGCTCGTCATCTAGGGTAGTCAGCTAAGCATTGAGAATGCGCTTTCTCTCTGCGCTGGGCCTGTCATCTGAGGTAGTTCTTTGATGTGGCTAGTGCTTGTTAAAGCATACACACATTATATTGTGTATATACTATAGTTTTATCTATGAATGTATAAAAGTCAACTACTTCTTACGTAAATCATAAATAAATTTACCAGAGCGTTGCGCTTCCATTATTTCATCTTGGCGCTGCTCATACTCTTTGATAGACATCTTTGCAACCTGTGATTCACTTATATACTTTGATGTGTCATCTGGATCTGGTGTAGATGTACGCTTAGTCTTTACAGAACTAGCTGCGTCTTTATCTGCACTATTCGCTTTCTTGGTTGTAATGCCTTTATCAACTTTATATAAATCTATTACACGTGCTACTGATTTAGCATCGTCCGTGTTTTCATACAAAGCATCTTGAACCCATTTAGGTTGATCTTCTGCCCATGTATGGAATGCATCATCTTCACGTATGTCGTTAAAGTCAGGATGCATTTTTGCTAGTTCTACTTCAGCCTTCTCGCGCTTTGCAGTGGCACGTAGCTCTTCAATCTCTGCCAGACGTGCATCTAAAGATGTAGCTTTCTTGTTTGCTTCTTTTGCAGCAATAGCTTCTACAATACCAGCTACATCAGGATATTGTTTAGCCCAGGCTTCAATCTCTTCATCTGATTTAGGAAGTACAAGCTCATTCTTTGTAGCTGCTTCTAGCTGACCCTTTAGCTTTTCAATCTCTTCTTTATGCTGATCTGCAGTCTTTTGCATGTGACGTTGAATATCAGCATAGCGTTGCTTAAATGTTTTTTCTTCAGTACTTAAGTCTGCATCATCTTCTTTGGATGTTTCAGCTTCGGGTTTTTCTTTTTGTTTGGTATCACCCTCTGCCTGTACTGATTCTGACTCAGGCTCTTGGCTACTGGATTCAGCTTCAACAGTTTCTTCTTGAGGCGTTTCATCTGTTTCACCGCGTACTTGTTTTAGCAGTTCTGCTAGTTCAGCCTCGTCTTTAGCAACACGATTAGCATTACGTCTATGAGACATTGAGTCTGTTTCAATATTTTGAACTTCCATATATTATACTCCTTATGTTGGGGCCAGCAATAGCTGGGTATCCTTATAGTTTTATGGATTATTTTTTCTTCTTAGAAGCTAGGCCACCTTTTTTAAAGCCTCGTTGAACGCCTCTTTGTATATCTGATATTGAGCTTTGTACTTTTTCTGCTTCTTCTTCTGCTTCTTTGATAGCTGCTTCTGATGCACCTCTATCCTTCATAGATTGTATTACAGACTCTGTACCTGAATCTGAATATGTAGCTGAATCTGCTTTAGCTTGCGTCATACGTTGATCACGCTTACGATCCATACTTTCTCTAGCTGCTGCCGCTGTTTCTTGACCTGCTTTTCTAAAGGGGTCCATAGAGGGTAGTTCTGTAGTTGTAATCTCTGAGGGTGTATATGGTTTAGGAACAAAGGTAGTAGCGTCAAGTCCACCACCTACTTCATAAGGATTAACTGGTGGTGTTACTTCAGCAGCAGTAACTTCTGGTGTGTAAGATTTACCTGTTAAGTCTCCAAATAATTGTTTTAGGAAGTTAGGCTTTTCTTCTTGTGTAGCCTTAAGAAGGGCTTCTATTTCAGTGCGCTCTTGAGCAGTTATATCTGATCCCTCTAGTCTACGTTTCATTTCGTTTTCTAGTTTTCTCTGTTGATCTCTCAGAGCTAGTTTAACACCAAGTCCCATAACAGGATTCATTGCACCAAACGCAATAGTAATCATGTTACCTTTTACAGACCCTTGATCT